GAAACCAAGCGTGCCATTGAAACAGCTGGCATGGTTAATGAAGAGCCTGCAGAAACTGCAACGGCTGAGTCCAATCGTTTCTAAGGAGCAGAGCATGCCAAAAGAAATCATTTTCTTTGGTGGCTTTGCCACCAAGGCCGAAGCACTTACCTTTGGTGAGACATTGCAAGGGCCTTGGTGTGTGTTGACCATCATCAAAGGTTTCTATAAGAAGGAAGAGGACTACAGTGATGACTACGCCTTTGATGTAATGTCGTTCATGGTTGTCAACCAAACAACTATTGACACTTTGCAAGAAGCGTTGGCCATCTAATGAAACCAGTCTACCTTGACTTTGAAACTGAGGGTATTGAGGCTAGGCCTAAGTACCCACCAGTTCCAGTAGGCTTGGCAGTGTATGACCCAGAAGGCGAGTATCCAGATGGGTACCACGCCTTTGGGCATTCCACTGGCAACAACACTACCAAGGAAGCTGTCACGGCTATGCTGTCATTGATCTATGACTCAGACCGTGAGATGGTCTTTCACAACGCAATGTTCGACTTGGACGTTGCTGAGGTGCACCTTGATTGCCCTATCCCTGATATGTCCAAAGTGCATGACACTTTGATCTTGTCGTTTTTGCACGACCCACATGTGCAGTCATTGTCGTTGAAAGACCTCGTGGTCACGTGGGGCTTGGATACGCCTACAGAACGCGATGAGCTAAAGGAATGGATTATCGCCAATGTTGAAGAGGCTAAACGTAAAAAGTCAACATGGGGCGCCTACATTTGCAGAGGCCCAGTTGAGCTGGTAGGTAAGTATGCTGCTGCTGACGTAAGGCTTACCGCGAAGCTTTTTGAGTATACTTCTTCGCATGTTTTGCCTGCGCAGGCTGTGCCTTACCTTCGTGAGATGCAGCTGATCCCAATGTTACTTGAAAACTCAAGGCTAGGGGTTCGCGTTGACCGTGAGGGGTTGACTGCGGCAAAAGTACAAGCAATAGTAGACATTGATAAATGTAATGTTTGGGTTCGTTCATTGTTAGGTTCTCCTGATTTGAATGTTGACAGCGATAAACAGCTTGTCGATAGTATTTATCCCACTGACTACTGGAACAAAACAAATGGGTGGCCTACAACAGACAAGGGGCAACCTAAGGCTGACAAAGAAACATTTGAAGAATTGATCACTCATCCGGAGCTAAAAGATGTCCTTAGATATCGTGCCAACCTCTCAACTTGCTTATCAACTTTCATTGAGCCCTGGTTGGAGGCTTCTAGAACTACAGGCAGAATCTACACAAACTGGAACAGTGTACGAGGTGAGCGTGGCGGTACCCGAACCGGACGACTCTCTTCAACGCCTAACTTTCAAAATGCGCCTGTACGTTACCCTAAAGTGCAACTCCCCGCAGATCTTGGTGTCGCCCCGCTCCCCTTGATTCGGTCATTCATCTTAGCCGATGAAGGCCATCGGTTGGTGGCATGCGACTTTAATGCACAAGAGCTTCGTATCTTTGCCCACTTTGAAGGTGGCAATCTTATGCAGCAATATCAAAAAGATGCTCGTGCCGACTTGCATACTTACGCTGCAAACATGATGACAGAGGCCAGTGGCCGTGAGGTATCAAGGACATACTCAAAAGGCGTGTCATTTGCGATTCTCTATGGCGCAGGCCCTAAGAAAATCAGTGAAATGCTTGAAATCGATATGGACTTGGCCAAGGCATTGGTGAGTACATACACCACTGCTGTGGCTCCGGGATTGAAGACCATGCAGGACACAATGCGTAAGCGTTATAAGCTTGGTCAGCCATTGAAGACTATTGGCGGTAGGCTGGTCAAAATGGAGCCACCCAAAATCATCAATGGCCGTCTCCGTGAGTTTGACTATAAAGGTGTCAACCTTTTGATTCAAGGCTCTGCCGCTGATCAGGCCAAAGCCGCCATGCTGTTGTATCAACAACGGCGTCAAGGTAGTAGGTTGCTATTAAGTGTGCATGATGAGCTTGTCATCTCAGCACCTGCTGACGCAATTGAGCGTGAGGCTGAATGCCTGACATGGTCAATGTGCAACGCATTGGAGATGGATGTCCCCATGGTAAGTGACTATAAAGTAGGCGACTCATATCAGGAGACCAAATGAAAGATGACGTCGAGTTTTGGGTGCGGTGGACTATCTTTGCCATTGCAGTTATCATTGTTGTGTTAGATACTTCCGTTTGGAGACCGTAATGGCATTTTCGAATTCATCCATCAAAACGTATGAGGAATGCCCATACAAGTATAAGCTAACTCGCATTGAGCATCGACAAGAGCCTACAGGCCCAGCTGCTGAACGTGGCAAAATGATTCACTCTGAGTTTGAAAATGCGTTAGTCAGTTTGAATCTTGTACCGGCCGAGCATGAATACTGGCTTGATTACATTGCCGAATTGGTTGCAAAGAAAACACGTAGTGAAGTTGAGTTTGCTGTTACACGCGACTGGTCTATGTGTGGCTTTAAAGATTCACATGCGTGGCTAAGGGGTATATATGACGCTGTGTATTTCGATTGCGCCAGGGCCCACGTCCTTGACTGGAAGACAGGCAAAGAACGCGACTATGGCGACCAATTGAAGTTGTATGCCACGGTGATTCTTGCATGTCACCCTGAAGTGAATGAGGTGACCACAGAAGTTTGCTATATTGACTTGCAAAAGCGGCAAGCACAACCTACTTACAAGCGTAGCCAATTGGCTGAGCTAAAAGAGTGGATGGCAGAACGTATGCGCAAAATTGAGAACGATTCAATCTTTGCACCGAATCCTAGCTTTGGTTGCAAATGGTGCCACTTTCGTAAAGACAATGGCGGGCCTTGCCAGTGGTAACCAAGGTCATTCTTGAAAAACACCTTGAGCAGTACTTCACTGCGCAATGCAAAAAGCTTAAACTGCAAACGTTGAAGCTGCATATACGCTTTACCCGTGGCTGGCCCGATCGTCTTGTGCTGTTGCAAGGCGGCAAGATTCTTTGGGTTGAGTTGAAGAGGCCGGGTGGTAAGGTATCACCCCTGCAAGAAAAGAAACATAAGGAGATGGCTGCGTGGGGTCACCATGTTCATGTCATCGATTCTAAGGAGGGTATTGACAATGTATTGGGAACCACATGAGTATCAAAAAGAAGCTGTCAAGTTTCTGATTGAACGTGGCTCAGGTGCTTTATGGCTTGACCCTGGGCTAGGTAAGACAGCAGTTGTGTTGTCTGCATTTAAAGTCCTGCGCACCAAAGGGCTTGCCAAGAAAATGCTGGTGATTGCGCCTTTACGACCTGCGCATGGTGTATGGCCTGCTGAAGTCAAAAAGTGGGAGCAGTTTGCAAACTACTCAGTTGGCGTGTTGCATGGTGGCAATAAAGCCAAGGTGTTGAAGCAAAACCATGACATTTACGCTATCAACTTTGAAGGCTTGCAGTGGCTGTCGTCGCAGTTGAACGGTAAGACTTGGCCGTTTGACATTCTTGTTGTTGATGAAATCTCATACATGAAGAATACGCAAACACAGCGATTCAAAACTTTAAAAATGGTGCTAAATAAGTTTACACGTCGGTGGGGGCTTACCGGCTCACCTGCACCAAACAGTTTGATCGACATTTTTGGCCCGCAGTTTATCATTGACCAAGGCGCCACGTTTGGGCCTTACATCTCTAGGTTTCGTACTGAGTATTTCTACCCATCAGGCTATGGTGGGTACGAGTGGAAGCTACTACCTGAAGGTGAAAAAAAGATTTACGATAAATTGGAAGGCAAGGTACTTCGCATGGCGGCGCTAGACCATCTAGACCTGCCAGATCTAACATACAACAACGTGGTTGTGGAGTTACCTGAAAAAGCCAGAAAGATTTACGACGCCTTTGAAAACGCATTGACCATTGAAATCGATAGTGGCAACATAACTGCAGTTAACGCAGCTGTGGCAATTATGAAAGGCCAACAAATTGCCAATGGCGGGTCGTACTTAGATGATGATGGCTCAGGCATTGGCAGGGTTACTACTCACATCCATGACGCCAAGACTGCTGCTGTGGTTGATTTAGTTGAAGAACTTTCAGGTCAGCCTTGCATCATTGGCTACCACTTTCAGCATGACCTTGAACGTCTACAAAAAGTATTCCCAAACGCGCAAGTGATTGGCTCAGGCGTCATTGGCGCAAAGCTTGACGCTATCATTGACAAATGGAATGCAGGTGAGATACCTGTGTTGCTTGCGCACCCCATGTCTGCAGGGCATGGTCTTAATTTGCAAGGCACTGGCCACGCTGTCATATGGTATTCATTGACTTGGTCGTTGGAAATCTATGAGCAGTTCATTCGTAGACTTTGGCGCCAAGGCCAGAAAAACCATATTGTGGTGCATCACATCGTTGCTAAAGATACTGTTGATGAGGCAATTTTGAAAGCAGTAAAACGCAAAGATAAGACGCAACAAAATTTATTGAATGCTGTACGCGATTACATCCGTCGTGATACAATTGAAACTGTTGATATTTGAAAGGAATCCAAGCATGCCCCACGTTAACCCATCACTCGAAAAAGGTATCACCATGTCTGAAACACAGAAGCGCCGTCGTGCCAACAAGAAGTCAATCATCACAATCAAATCCATTGCTAACCCAAAGCGCCAAGGCACCTTGGCACATGGTCGGTTTGAGTTGTACAAAGACGGCATGACAGTTGCTGAGTACGTTGCAGCTGGTGGTCGTACAGGCGACGTCAACCATGATGCAGAAGCAGGCTACATTGAGTTGTCATGAACATCTTGATTACCGGCGTCACCGAGACGCATACCAATCATCAAAATAGGGCAAGCTCCACAAAGTTTGTCTCTATTCCTGAGCTTATGGCCAAAGCATTTCAGCAGCTAGACCATGATGTTGACCATCGTTCTGTCAAGGTTGGCGAGGACCTCTCTAGGTACCACAAAGTGTTTGTGTATTTATACCCCTTAGATCACAATGCATTGAACCCTGAAGGTGCTCTATGGGCCTTAGAAAGCCGATACGACTCATACGTTTGCTTGGACGATTGGTCATTTCAAAAAATCTTACATACATGGGAAGACAAGATTGCATCCGAGGATCTTTGCAAGCACACATGGCTTGCGCCATTGTTTCCATGGGGCGATACTGCATTGATGGGTTTGCCTGTTGATGACATACGTTCATGGGACCCATCACCCTTGTATGAATTGCCAGCTAGTCATCACGTGCAGTGGGGCAAGCGTAAAGCTGAGTGGTATAACGCATCACTTTCAAAGGACGCACATGAGTGGGCAACAAGTCAAAACCTATCATGGCCAATTCACAGCATCGGTGGAAAAAGTCTGGGGCAACCACGTATCCTTGAAAGTGAAGTTGTCTGGCAGTACGGGTCATACA